CCTGCGGCAATCGCTCCAGATCCCGTGATCGTTCCTTCAGAGTTTAGATAAGTGCTACCGCATGGATTGCAGTTTGGAGAAGTGAAAAATGCTCTGGTTCTTCTTCGTTGGAAGAAATTGAATTCTGCCGCTCCTGTTCGGAAATACAACGTAGGAACTCCACCAAACAACGGAGGAGCGGTTGCTGCTTTCTGATAGGTCGCAAAGCCTGTCATCGTGCATACAACCTCGCTCAATGTCACAAGACCATTGCTCGTCGTTCCCACAATCTTCGTCGTTAGACCGAGTTCATAATCGAGCCGGAATTTCGGCATCGAGCATTGCCAGATATCAACGCAACTCGTCGGGAAAGTCGGAGCGCAGCAACAAAGAAGGCTCGCCGCGTCGACGCTCACTCCTCGACTCCGTGAATCTGTAGCGAAACCGAACTCGCTGTATCCGCTCGAAGCGCGATCCGATCGCCTGCGTTCAAGTATCGAATCGAGTCATCGAGGAGCGTCGCATTTCCTCGAAGCGGATTGTCGTAGTACACCGCGTTCGAGACTGCCGTCGATTCGTTCGCGCCGAGGATGAAGAGACGAAAGGTGATCGTCCCTACCGCCGTGTTGCAAACCGAAAGAGATTCGATTCGCAGCGACTTCGACGCGGGAACTTCATACACAATCGAAGAGGCCGTCTTCGCGGTTGATGCAACGATTCTTCGCTTTGCGCTGAATCTCGTGAGAGAGTTGATTGATGAGGGAAGGCTACTCATGGGCAGACGAACTCGTATCCGTTTGGAATGGAGAAGACATAGTCGCTGCCCGAAGGCATACACGAGACGACGGTTCCGTTCTTGATCGGCTTTCGATATGCCGTTCCGCCGAGCGGATAGATCGTGCCGACTCCGATCTCTCGATTCAAATCAACTGGCTGTTCGCAACCATTCAGCGCGTAGAAGATCAGACCAGATCCAACCGTCGCAAAAGTTCCTTGATTGAAGTTGTCGATCGAAACTTCTACGAGCGTGTAGATGAATTTTCCAGATGACCCGATCTGTGCCGCCGCGTTGATTCTTCCCAAGCGCATCAGAGTCGGAGATGAGCATTCGCGGAAATAGAGTTTTCCATTCGCCGCGATATGTCCAAGGACTGGGACAATCGATCCAACTGCGGAGCATGGAAAGACAATCGGTGCGCCGTACGCGTCTCCAGATACGGTCGATTTCACGCCGCCACCTACCGCGACGTAGGTATTCGATCCGACAGATGAAAGAGCGACCTCTTCGAAACTTCCTCTGATCGAGTTTCCCGTTCCGCTTTGTCCCGTGATCCGAACGAGAATCGTTCGACCGAGTACTGGACCAGAAGCAGTAACGAGCGCAGGATTCCCGTCCAGTCTCTCGATGCGCTCGAACGCCTCGTTGAGATGGTGGAATTCGAGTTTTCCGACTTGGCCTGCGGTGAACTTTGGAAGCGTCATCAGTCCGCCAAGATGTAGTATTGAAGCGCGACGCTCGCAGTATTCGCTCGCGCGGTCGGAGTGTTTGTACCGAGCCTACAGATCGCGGCCTCTCCTGCTTTCAACTTCAGGAACGCGACGAATGAGCCGCCTGTACCTGTTCCAATCTCGACGTAATTCGTCGGCCCTGTGTTCTTGAAGTAGGCATAGCCTGCGGATGAAACGCTTCCCATCGTGAGCGCGGCAGCGGTAGTCGTCACGGTTGCCGCGCCGCCGACTGCCGTCGTTCCTGCGAGATCGACAAAGAGCGTTCCGGGGTTTTCAGTATGGTTGAGATCGCCTTTGATAGTTGCGATCTTGAGGTTCAACGTGATCTCGCGAGCCATCAGAAATTCTCCGATAGAAGATTGAAATCTGCGAAGTTCGGGAAAGGCTGAACGAGATCGACATTCCCTGCTCTGTATATGCCCTGAAGATCTGCAACGGTGTCCACTTGGCCGAGTTGATTTCTCCTCGCACTCTGGATCATGTGCAGGAATTCATCCTGTCGAAACTTGTGCGTGATCGAGAACTTCTCAAGGCCGATTCTCGAAGCATTCGCGCCGAGATACAGAACTTGCCCGATCGGTGCGCCTTGAAAGATCGTCGAGTTTCGACGGCCTCGCGCCTGTCGAATCTTGAGCGATCGTTCTGGGAAACTCGCAGCAGATACGGTTTCCGTGATCGTGATATCGCTCATGCGAACAAGGATCGAGAGAGGAACTCCAGATTTGTCGATCGGAGTTCCTCCGCAATCAAGACCAGTCTGCGTTCCGTTTGACGGAATGGTTGGACCTGTGCGCCATGCTTCGCGAAACTCTGAAGCGTAGTCGATCGTAATCTGGATGTATCCTTCTTCATTCGGCAGTTTATCTCCCGGCTCTGTGTTCTCGTAGGTGAACTCTACTTCCCACACATTGCGAGATTCTGCAATGTGCTTGATCGAAAACGCCGTCGCGAAGATCAATTTCTCATCGGGGAACTCTTCGCGGATGTCAGGCAACTCGACTCCAAAATGGTCCTTGACCATCTTCGGCGACGTGAGCGGAGCGGCATCGTCCCAACAACGGAAAGTTCGGCTCGCGCTCACGCGGCCTCCGCTGTCGCTGAATCCTCGCGTCTCCTGCAACTCAACAAACTCGAAAGCCATTAGACGAATCCTCCACTCGTTCCAGAGTTCGCGACAAGCGTCTCGATGCCTCGAACCATACGCTCATCGTTGCGCCGCTTGTCGTTGTCCGGATACGCATCAAATCGGAAAGTTCCGAGCGCGGTATTCGCGCCGTTGATGCCTGCGGCCTGCGATGAGATGCGCTCTTCTTCCATACGCGCGACCTCTTCCATCATTTTGACGCGCTCTGCATCGGCCTTCTCGCGAGCGCGAGCGGCCTCCTGATCGGCCTTCTCCTGCTCACGCTGCGCCGCTTTCGAGGCATCGGCCTCGGCCTTCGCGATCTCATCTGCCGCGCGAGTCTCTTCTGCGATTCGAGCCTCGGCAGCGGCCTTGTCTGCGGCCTTCTGCTTGTCGAGTTTGTCGCGAGTCTCGTCTGCGTTCGATTGGATCTTCGCTTCATACAGTCGACGAATCGCGTCGGCCTGCGCTTCGTTCGCGGCATCTGCGACTCGCAATTCCATTTCGGTCTGGAGACGCTCTTCTTCGTTCAAGCCTCGAAGGAAGATCGCGCGTTCCGCTTGGCCCGTGCGCTCAAGTTGACGCATCTGCGCTTCGAACTCTGCCGCGCCTGCTTCCTGCTCAAGCCCAAACGTCTGGCGAGCCTCTGCTTCTTGTCCCTGCGCGATCTTGCGCTGACGATCCGCGCGAGCCTGCGCGTCTGCGAGTTCCTGCTCGACACGCGCGGCGAACTGTTCGTTCGTCTCCGCGCCGAAAGCATTCATCACGGACTGACCGATCGCCGTTCCGATTCGGTAGGCCGCGCCGATGATCGGCGTCGACTTCGCGAGTCCATCGAGCGCAGAGCCGATGCCTTCTTCTCCGGCTCGCTCCGCGAAATCCGCGACTCGATCGAGGAGTTGGATCGGATTGAGAAAGCCCTCGATCTTCTTCGAGACGCTCCCTGCGCTCTTCTGTAGCCATCCGCCGAACTTCGACTCGTACTGTTTCGCCGCGCCTTCTGCTGACGCTGCGGCCTTTGACTCTGCCTCGACGAGATCGCGCTCCATTGCGGAGTAGTTCGCTCGCACGTCGATGTAAATGTCGCCGCCCTTCATGTAGTGCTCCGCTCTACATATCGTCGCGCCCAGTCGCGCGAATCAGTCGACGCAGTCTGACTCGACTCGTAGCCTTTCAAGCAAAGCATGAGATGACGATCGAATTCGGCGCACGTCAGATCGAGTGGATTCCCGAGGCCTGCGGCAGTTCGTGCGATGAGATGCGCCTCCGCGAGATAGTCACGCGGCATCGGCTCGCGCGGAGGCCCACTCAGTTTCCCGCTTGCTTCTCTTCTCGATCTTCGCCGCCGAATCCGAGCGCACGAAGCGCGATCTCTGTGGCTCGCTTCGCGTCGACAGAATCCGCGATCAGCTCGCCGAACTCGCTCGCGGCGCACAGAACGCGCAGAGAGCCTGCGAGCGTGTAGCAGTCCAGAACTAGGGCCGAAGCGACGAGAGCGTCTCTGCGAGCCTTCTCGACGGCCTGAAGCGAAACCGGAAGGCCTGCGATCTCCGCTGCCTTCCGCGCTTCGCCTGCTCGAATGTCTGCGAGTTCGTTCGTAAGCGCGATACGCTGACGAACGGTCAAAGGCCGAATCGTGACGACGCGACCATCAGGAAGCGTCTCATTCCAAGGGTGAACCATTAGTCCTTCTTCTTTGTTTTGAGATGTGCGAGAAACTCGTCGCCGTTGACGACGAGAGATCGATCGGAAGCGCGTCGAACTGTATACGAATCGAGATCCGCGAGGCTGACTTCGCTCGCGTTCATCGCGACTCGGACTGCCGCTTCCTCTTCGAGTCGTCCTCCGCTGATTCGACGCGAAATCGTTCGGCCTTGTTTCGTGACGAGAGTCACGATCCAGTCTGCATCGGAAGGCCGAAATAGAGGAATGACTTCAGTAGCAGAAAGGCTCATGAGATCAGCCAAGTGACGACTGGAGCCGCGCCATCCGCGTTCTCGAAGTTGACCGTCATCGTCGTGTCGCCAGTCTTCGTTGAATTGAACGCGAATGAGGAGAAGACACAGTTCGACGAGATCTTCGCGTCATTCGTGCTGTCATAGAGCGTGAGGCTCAAGGCAGGTCGCGTCGTCGTCGTGTCCTGCGACGAGACGAGAATGAGATTCGTGTGGCTTGTCGAAGTGCCTGCCGTCGAATCGATACCGACGATGGCATTGAGCGAGCCAGTCAAATCGAGCATACCGAGACGCTTGCGATGTCCAGTATCGCCGAAGGCCGTCAGAGTCGAGACAGGCCGCGAGAGAGTCGCAGCGAAACTCTGGACCTTGAAAAAGGTCTGGACGGTCGTCGTCGTTCCGATCGTGTAGGAGACGTTTCCGTCGTTGCCGATGAGATATGTATCGATTGCCATGAGGTTTCCTTATGTGTCGTGCGCGACGAATCGCCACCGCTCAATCATCGTCCAACCATCATCTGCGAATGATGGCACACCGCGCTCGATGCGAACTCCGCGAAGCGCGTCGAAGCCAGATACGGCGATCGGAGTCGAGAACGCCGTCGCGAGGCCGTCCGAGATTGTGTACGCGTCGATTCCGTTCTCGTTGTTGTATTGAATCGCGAACTCGATCTCCACTTCGTGCCGCGTGATCGCGCCGAAGAATGGAGTCGTCCTCACAGTCGCCGTATAGACGAGAAGAGGAAGATTCGCGTTTGCAGGCGCGGAGTTGTAGTAGATCCGAGACGCGAGCGCAGTCGCGATCGAGGTCGTCGCATAGAGCCGAGTCTTCACCGCGTCGAGGATTGCTTTGCTCATGGAGTCCTCGCAAATTCTCTCTCAAGTGCCGTGAAGATATCTTTCTTGGCGAATACCGCGAGACGAGGTAGTACCTTCCTCACATATGGACGAGGCTTCATTCGGCGAGTTCCATATTCGAGCATCGGCGCATATTTCAAATTGCTTCCAAATCGAAGGATGACATCTCGACCGTCCTCGAAGATGTTCGCGAATCCGTCTGGACGATTGCCGACCGTCTCGACGCTCCATGAAGCGCGGAGGCTTCCTGTCAATGCCGCAGGAGATTGTCCTGCGTATGAAGCGCGATGGTAGCCACGCGCTCGCAGATTTCGACCCTTCGCCTTTCCTTGTGCGACTTTGTAAAGCGTCCCCATGCCTGCGTGAGATAGTTGACCACGCATCAATCGGGACGCTCTGACGAGAGACAAGTTCATACCTTTGCGAATACCGACTCGCATCGTTTCGAGAATCGCGTCATGATTGAACTTCGCGCCGCTCACGGTGCGCCTCCTGCTCCGACTGCGTCAGGCTCAACTTCAACGCAATCGACGACCGTCATATTGAGCGCAGGACGCGCTCCAGTCTGACCGAGTTCCGCAGGATTCACGACACCCGTGACGCGCCATTGTCGAGCCGTCAGGCCTTCCGAGTCGTGAATCTCGTAGTCGATGCCGATCGTGAGTGCGCCGGCAAAGTAAATCGTCGCGGAAGTTCGGCCTTCGTATCGGCCTTGAATGACTGGCTCGCTTTGTGAGGCAGGCTGAATGAATCCTGTCGCCGTAAAAACTCGGCCATACTGCCGAGAGATTGATCCGTCCGATTCGACCGTGTACGCCGGAAGACGAATGTACAGCGTCATTCCGAACTGATTCACAAGCGTCTCGATGCTCAACGGAGCCTCCGATACGAATCGAGAACCAACTTCGTCGACGAGTCGATATCCGACACAGATCGAAGCGAGTACGAGTATCCGCCGAGCGATTCGCTCTGAAGGCTCGGATCGCGCTTCCGCGAGTTCAGGAGACGAGATGCCATCTCGATCGTCGCCTGCTGAAGATCGTATGGAATCACTCCGTATCCGCCTTCATAGTCAACGAAGAACGAACGATACTGCGTCAGCGTAGGGCCGTAAATGATTCCCCTCGCATCGTCGATCATGTAGTCAGTCAGCGAATCAGTCGGAGCCTGAAGGTAGATCGTCTTCTGCTTGAGATCCGCGCCTGCGATCTTGCGAAGGTACTTGGTTGGCAAATTCAAGACCGCGCTCGCCGAGAAGCCAGTCACGCCAGAGATTGCCGCCGCAAGGAGATTGGTCGATGGATACGTTGCGAAAACGGCTTGGCTCGATGTCTCGACTCCTGACGAATTGATTCGATGGAGATGCACGTGGTCGCTATCGACTCCGATCGTCACGGAAATATCGCTTGGGACTGTCGATTGAACGGAGATCGCATTGTCGTAGCCTACTCCGACAAATCGAACGTGCTCGACTGGATTGTTCTTCAGCGCAATTCGATCCGCGCCATATGTATCGTGCCATTCGTAGTATCGCTGCGATACGAAGTTCCGAGCGCAGTATCTCTGAATGAAGTCACTCGCTCGGTCGATCAGGCTCTCCATCAGCGCATCGTCGGTCGTCGTCGTCACGCCGAGATATTGCTTCAGACTGACCAGAGTCGTGAGTGAGTTCGTCGCTACGGCCATCGGCTCTCCTTGGCTTCTTCTTCGGCGTTTGATTCAGTCGAGTCGAATCCACAAAGAGCGGAGCAGGCTCGATCGCGTGTTTCGCGTATCCCTTTGAGACTAGCGTCTTCGCTGCTTCGTGCGAGACGTTGACGATCGTTCCGGCTCGGAGATCTCGTCGGCCTACGCCGTCGACGTGAATCGCGCAGTTTCGAAGAACGATTAGAAGGTCATGCATTCGATCGGTCTCCCGTCTTCATGGTATTTCGAGAGATATTGCGTGATCGCTCGACAGTCTTCGGCAGGCCACGTCACGACGTTCTGAAGATGTCCGATGCGAACTCGCGGACAGAGGCAAATCTTCTTGCCTGCTTCGCGGAGACGATTCCAGAAGAAGATGTCGTCATCGACGCGGCCTTCTTCCCAGTTGCCGTTCTTGTTCGGAACGCCGAGGAAGAACGGCCTCGGAAGATCGCGGATCGCATCGAGTCGAATCAGCGTCAGGCCAAAGTGACCCGTGTTCATTTCGAGCGCGTCCGTGTAGAGACGATCTTCCGTCATCTCCTTTAAAAGAGTTCCGTCGTCGTTCTTGATTGAGAAGAGCGGAAGATCTTTGTCTCGTCCGATCTGAAGCGGACAGAGCGCGGCAACGTCAGGCCGCGTCTCCATGACTTGCCAAAGCCGAATAATGTCTTCCGCGTCAAAGATCGAATCGTAGTCGACCGTCAGAACGTACTTGATGCCTTCCATCGTCAGGCAAGTTTCGAGAAGACGTTCGAGGCATTGGCCCCAGAAGACTCCGGTCGATCGCGTGACGTTGAAGCCAAGCGAGGCCGCCGCATGATGGAGAACGCCTTGCGTATCCGTCCAACAAACGCGAGGAAGCGACATGATGCAATGGATGTCTTTCATCGGGAAAGACGGCGCAGGCCGCGAGTACTTGCGAGCGACGACAGAGATCTTTGTCTTCGTCTCGTTCCAAGCCCAACCATTCTTCCCGCGCGAGATCTCGAATCCTGAGAGATTTAGAACGCGCGAGAGTTTCTCGCGATTCCAAAGCGACTTCGCGCCATCGCCGATGAGCATCTTCTCCGTCTCTGGCTCGCCGTCGTTGTAGGCTTTCATCACTCCGTCGAGATCAGGCACTTCGAGCCGGAGTTCTGCTCCGTCTTTCAGTTGCGATGCGATCGAGCGAAGCCAAGGAATCGCGTCCTCCGTGCGGATTTGCGTCAAGCCCGAGCCGATGTCTGCGCCGTCCTTCAGTTCTTCCATGATGTCTCCTTGCCGTTTGGCTTCGGAATGATAGAGGGGAGACGGACGTGCCGCCTCCCCACCGGAAAAAGAAAGAGGCTTGTCGATCATCCGAGCGCGTAGGTCGTGACTCCAGTTTCCTCGGCAGTCGTGACGGAGTCGATCGGCTCAAGAAGTTGAGCCATGATGATCGAATTTCCTTCAGTAATCTGCTCGATGGTCGCTTTGAGAAATCGCTTCTTCCCGAGCATCGAGACATCCCAAACGATCTTCGGTTGTGTCGTCACTGTCGCCTTGCTCGGAAGAACGTAGTCGACTCCGGCAACCATCTTCGGAATCGCTTCCCAAGTGACTCCCTTGTCCGACTGCTCGATCTTGGTTCCGCTGACGAGTCTTCCCGCTGAATCCGAGCAGAAGATGATTCGCGCGTATCGATATCCTTGAGTGTCGACGGATGCCGTGAAACTCTGACCAAACGACTGATCGAGAACGACCATCTTGAAGTCTTGCGAGTTTCGCATCGAATCTCCTCGTTACGCGATGACGTAGTTCGCTGCGCCAGTCTCGGCGACGGTCGTGATGCCGTCGATCGGATCGAGAAGCATCGCGTTGAGTTGACCTCGGCCAGAGGTCGCGTGTTCGATCGTCGCCTTGAGATATCGCTTTCGACCTGCGAGATTCACATCCCAAACGACCTTCGGACGAGTCGTGAGATTCGTCGTCGTTGCGAGCGTGTAGTCAGTTGCGAGAACGATTCCTCGAATCGCTTCCCAAGTCGAATTATCGTCTGACTGCTCAAGTTTGCAGTTTGTCGTCGGTGCTCCAGTCGATGAGGATGAAAAGGCGATACGCGCAAAGCGAAATCCCTGCGTGTCGACTGATGCCGTGAGTGTCGATGCGCTCGCCTCTGAAAGAACGACCGAGCGCATATTTTGAGAGTTTCTCATCTGTCCTCCAAAGAGAGAGGGGAGGTTTCCCTCCCCTCTCATGGATCATGCATTCACTGATCAACCGTTGACGACTGCTCCTGCGCCGATTTCCGCAGCGGTCACGCGACCATCTGCAGGATTCGTGAGAGTGCAAACAAGTGCGCCAGTCGTGATCGCGCCGTTCGGAGACACTTGAATCTTCAGGTATCGCTTGCGGCCGCGAAGATCGACGTTGTAAACGAGTTTCGCAACGTTCGTTGCGAGTGCTGCGCTCGATGGAGTCCAGTCCGTTCCTGCGGTGAATCCAGAGATGGCAGAGAAGCCAGATCCGGAAGCATCGCTGTGCTGAACAACGTGATTGGCAGCAACTGTCGAAAGGCCGTGAGTCGTCGGACTAGTTCCGTCGACGAAGGCAATCGACGCATAAGAAAATCCGAGCGTGTCGAATTCTGCTGTCAGAGTCGTGCTAGCGGCAGTCGATGCGCCTGCGACGGTGATGATCTTGTAGTTGGCTTTCATGTGTTTGATCTCCTTTGGATCAGAGGGTCATCTTGATCATTGCGCCAGAGGCCGACGACGATCCGACGTTCGCGCAAACGATGTCGACGCGCTGCGTTCCACGGACAACGCGCTCGTCCTGCTCGAAGGCGTTGAGAGCCGAATCGCTGAACGCGATCGAGGTCGCGCGGCGATCGCCGAGATAGCAGGCTTGCGAAAGGTCGCCGATGTACGCGAAGACTGCGCCTGCGCTTTCGGTGACTGGGATCACTTGCGTGAACTCAACTGGGTATCCGAAGAAGCGAGGCTCGCGAATGCCTGCAGACATTTCAGTTGCAGTCACGCCACCTGCGGCCATTGCGAGACGCTCGAAGATTCCGTGGTATGCAGACTTCGAGCAGAAGATCTTCACGTTGTTTCGCTGATAGGCCCAGTTCGGCAACTTGCGGAAGCCTGCGGAGATTTCAGCCTGTGTTGGGCTTGTTCCGCTTCCTGCGTAGGTCGACGCTGCGCCGTCGCTAATTTGGTAGGTCGTATCAGAGAGAGCAGTCGTGAGGCCGACAACGCCGCCGTAGGTCGACGTGCCGTCGCCGTTGAAGCCTGCGTCGTCTTCCTTGAACGCGAACTGGTACGCGATTTCATTCGCGACATCGCTCGCGAGGTCGATCACAGAGTCTTCGAGGAGTTCATTCGAGACGGTCGTCAGCGCAGTCAACTTCTTCGCGACGAGTTGCACGTTGTCGAAGCCCATCGTCGACTCGGTCGCGGCGATCGCTTCGCCGACCCAGTACGCCGTAAGGCCCGTATTCTTGCGAGGAATGCGGAGCGTGTCCGAGGTCATGCGGTAGATCTTCGCGTTGCGACGGAACACTCCGTACTGCTCGCGAAGCGTGACGAGTTCAGCGGCCATCTCGTCAGGAACGAGGAAGCCACCTTGCGAGTTCACGCCTTCGGTGTGAGCCTTGATCGTGATACCGAAGTTCTTGCAATTCTCGACCGACTTCTTGTGGCCGAGAGTTGCGAGACACCACGTGCCGAACTTCCAAGCCATCTCCTTCGAGGAGAAAGCCTTGCGGCCTGCGCTGTAGACGCGAGCGCGTTCCCAAGGCTTGTCGTCGACGTTGGCGACTGCCGAGAGGCCGCGCGGCATTGCGTCGAGACGCGAAGCGACTTCGCGACGGATTGACTTCGAGATTTGTTCCTTCTCCTCATCGCTCATCATGTCGGTCGATGGAGCAGCGGCAGCGATCGTTACGTCGAGCATTTCTGGATCAACCGCCATGCCTTCGGCATCGGTGACCATGTAGCCTTCGAGGATGAGTTTCTTCTGCATTGCCACGCCGTCCGCACCCTTGATGCGAGCGGCCTTTTCAAGCGCATTCTTGAACTGATCGAGATTCATCGTCTTCATGTCTGTACCTTTCGAATTCAAAGAGACAACTCTTCTCTTCCGAGCGAGGCCGCGTTTCAAGCGAAGTGCCGTGAGCGTTGCCGAACGTCAGAGCCAGAGTCGACCGCGAGCGCGAGCAATTTCGCGCTCTACGGTTTCAGAGAGCATGATCGACCGCGCCGCCTTTGTAGATGAGTGCGCGGGAATCGAAATAGAAACGACCGTCCGCTTCGGAGGCTCGATTCCAAACCATTTCCGCGCGGAAGCCGGCGAGCAAATGCCTTTCTTCACCGCCGTGATGAGTGCTTCTGGATTCGCTTGCAATGGCGCGAGCGAGACTTCGAGCAACTTCCACCGCGAGTAGATCGTCTTCACGTCCTCGCCGTACTTCTTCTTATCGATGTCCGTCGCGCGGCGCACTCCTCCGGCCTCTGGAACGTATCCGACCGAGACTGCGCGAACGATGCCTTGACCGACGAGAGCAGCGGCGACCTCTGGAAAGAAATCGCCAGAGTATCCGTCAGGCCGCTTCGCGAAGACGAAGTCGCCGACGATGTCGCGCTCTCGACGCTTGAGGCCGACCGTCGTTCCGACTGGCTCCGCGTAGTCGTGATTCCAGAAGAGCGTCGGATTCTGCTCGAACTCCTTCGAGTTCATTCCCGCAGGAATCAGAACCTCGCCGTCGCGATCGAGCGTCTCTGCCGTGATGATCGCGGTGAATCCCTTCGCCGTCGAAGTGAGTTCCGCGCCGAGTGCCTTCCGCTTGAGATCGTTCATCGCATGATCCTTTCGACTTGCGCGTCAATCGCTGCAATTTCTTCTGCATTCTCCGCGATGATCTGGCGGAGATTCTCTGCTTCCGCTTCGGCGAGTTCGCGCTCTGCTTGTTGCATTTCTGCTTCGAACTCGTCATCGAGCCGAGGCTGAAGAGCGCAGCGGCAGTTCGGATGCAGCGGAGGCCCGTCAATCGCTTCATAATCGGCGACCATGATTCCTCCGTCCTTGCCGATGATCTCCGAGCCTTCACCGTAGAAAGAGTCTTCGAGGCCGACAGCGTTCTTCGAGAACGCATCGCTCGCGGCCTCACAGAACTCGCACGGATCAGGCGCGAGGAGCCACGTCTTTCCGCTGACTACGCCGGATGCCTTCCATGCTTCGACCTCGGCTCGTCGGCTCGCGCGTTGCGCTTCAGTTCGAGCGATCGTCAAAGCGCGGCGAGTTGTCGCGCGTTCCGCGTCGCCGTCCTTCACGGCCCACGTCTTCACGCGCTCCGCGATCTCTGGAATCGTCTCGCCGTTCGCGACTCCGTCGCCGATGACCTTCGAGAACTTGACTGCCGTCCATCGATTCGTCGAGTCTGCCGCGCGATTCGCGAGACGGATCGATTCGGTTCGAGCGTATGCCTTGAGATCCTCGCCGTGCTTGTCGAAGTTCACCGGAAGAGCCTTCATCTTCTCAAGCGTCGTCTTGCCGAGGATGATTCCTGCCGCGAGCGAGTCTTCGAGATACGGTCGAAGCGCGTCGACGATGTCCTTACGCCACTTCTTCGATTCAAGAAGAGACTGAACTTCTGCGGCGAGTTCCTGCGTCGGCGCGTCCTGCTTCGCAATGCGTTCGAGGACGGCCTTGACTTGTCGATCGAAGATGCGACCGACGCTCTTACCGAGTTCATCCTCGCGCTTCGTGATCTTGTCGAATTCCTTGAGCGCGTCCTTGCCGAGATCCTTCGTGAGAACGTGCGGAGGCTCGATCTTGTCGGCCTCGATCATCTTCAACCAGAGATCAGAGAGAAGAGATTTCTTCGCATCGCTCTTCTTTGGATGGCCGTCCGGCAGAAGATCGAAGTCGGTCGTGTAGTCGGCATCCTCTGGTTTGCCGCGACGAACGAGAGTGAGGAACGCATTCACTCGCGCGATGGCCCATTGCTCGCGACCGACTCCGGTGCGATGGCTCGTCGAGAACGCGCCTGCGCCACGTCGATAGACGGCCTTCAGCATTCCGAGATCGACGCGCTTCCCTTTCTCGTCGCCGTGCTTCTCGTTGTGTTCGTCGACCTTCGCTCGCAGAGCCTTCTCCGTGGCTTCGCTGATCTCGATTCCGCCGCGCGATCCGCTCGCGGAGCCTTCCTCGTTGCGATCGCTTCCGCTGATGCGCTCGGATGGCTTGGCCGGAGGATCGCCGCCGCCGTTCTTCGATCCGCATCCGCAGGCGCATTTCTTCTTGCGCTCCGAGTTGCGCTCTCGCTCGCGATCGAACTCCTCGATCTTCCGTTTGGCCCAAGCAAAGCCGTCGTCGCCGCCCCAACCGTACCAAGCCTGCCATCCCTTGCCCTGCTCGTCCCAAGTCGATCCTTGCTTGTCGACCTCGTGACGCTCGAAGTACGAAGCCATGCGGCGGATCGTGTCTTCAGAGAGGCGAACTCGATTCATCAAGTCGCGAGCGCGAGCGATTCCGACTGCGGTCATTCCGCGCTCGCTCTCTGGCTTCCGTGCGCGAACTTCGAGAGCGCGGCGAGCATTGTCTGCGACAGACTGCGGAGGCCGAGTGTCGATGTCGCCGATTGCCTTCGTCTTTTTTTCTGGCTTGAGATCCTCATATTCACCATCTTCGATGAGCACCGGATCTCTATTTTCATCAAGCCATCGAACCACTCGCTTCATCGCCTGAGTCGCGGATAGTTCTCCGGGCGCGATGCTCACTTGATCTTCTACATCACCGCGAGGAGGATAAGCCTCCATGTGATTCGCGATTCGAACTCGAAGCGTCTTTCCGTTGTCGCCTTGCACGTCTATGTAGTTCGATCCAGTCGATGCAATCTGACGCTTTGGTTCTACGAGTTCCCGATCTCCAAAAAACTCACGGCTTTCTTTTCCAAGTGCCTGCTCGTTCCAGTCAGTCAGCACATTCTGAATCGCTTCGTACACCTCATCTGCCTTTTCTTGAACTTGACTCGAACTCATAGAAGACGTGATCTCGATATCTTTCACGCGAGAAAGAGCAGATTCTTGGATCGATGCTGAACTTCCTCGAAGTGATCCGCAAGTATTCCCTTGTTCGAATCCTCCCGAACCCACTCCACAATTCTTCTTCCCTTCGGCGCACATTGAATAGGCGATCGCGACTGCCTGATCCTGCGGATAGCCTTCCGCGATCAGTTTCGGAATCTTCTCCGAGACGCAGTCCGAGAGCGCGTCCTTCTGCTCTGGCTGTGTCGGGAGCATCGGAGGCTCCTCGATCTCGTTTGAGGCGTCCAGAGGCCCAGTCAGGCCGTCCGGCGCACTCGAAGCCATACCGAGAGGCGCGACAGGCGCAGGGCCTCCGAGAGGCTGTCCGTTGACGAGAAGAGCGTCGGCCATCGGGTCTTCGACTGGCTCGAGGCCTTCGCGCATTCGCGCCTCGTTTGCCGTCATAATTCCGCCTGCGACCATCGAGCGGAGTTTCTCGAAGGCGAATCGCTCATCCTCGGAAACCGGATTGTCATAGGCGAGGAACGCATCCTCTTCGATATTGAAGAGCGGAAGGAGATTCTGATTCAGCGTCTCCTCATCCATGCGAAGCAGCGGAAGGATCGTTGTCTGCTTCCATGATGCGAAGCCTACGGTCGCGCTCGCGAGATTCGGATCGTTTGCCTTCAGCATCGAGACGGGAACGCCGAAGACCGCCGCGATCTCTTCGACGATCTGATCGCGGCCTGCGAGATCCTTCGTAGGGAAAGAGAGAGGCTTGAGGTCGATGTCTGCCGTCGTCGTGAGGAAGCGTCCCGTGCGCTTCGATCCGCGCAACTTCTCGTCGATCGAGACTTCGAGCCGTTCGAGTTCGTCGTCGTGAGCAGGCGACTTTACAACGAGGAGATAATCAGGTCGCGCTTTGTTCGCGAAGAACGCGACATCCATCTCATGGATAGCCTCGTTCGCCATGATCGCGCCCCACGCTGCTTCGACCTTGCCGATCCCGTAATACATATCCGCCGGATTCGGTCGCTTGAAATGGATCACTTCATCAGGCGCGTATGTGTTCTCGCGCTTCTGCTCTTCGGTCGCGCCATAGCGATATTCCTTGATGAAGTCTTCGCCTTGCTGACCGGGGACGACTTCGACGAATTGCGAAGGCATCGTCCAGAGTTGCACCGGAACGCCGAGACGCTGATCGATGACTGGATGAATGTAGGAGTTGCCCGTCAACTCGCCGTACAGAACTCGGAGAACTGTCGCGTCGAATCCGTTCTGGTATGGATTGACCTTCGAGAGCAACTGGAGGATCGGATGCGCGTCGTCGACGACCTCGAAGTCGTCGCCGTACTCTGCGGCCTTCGTGAGCGCGTATCGGCTCGGACGCTGTTCGAGATCGCCGAATAGATACGCCTTCGTGCGGCGCGAAGCCTTGCGAGTGTTCCAGAGTTTCGTCGACTGACTCTTATTTCGAACGTACAAGCGAAGAGGCTGACTCGCGACAGCGACAGCGTTCAGATTCGCCGCAGCGTAGATCCATGATCGGTACGCATTCACGGCCGAGCGATATTCAAACGGCGATCGCTTCGATGGCTCGCCGCGAAGGATCGTCATCGAAGAATTGAAGTACTTCTCCGGAGTGAACGCCGCTTTGATTCGTGCGAGTAGATTCATCAGATGACTTTCACCATGAGAGGCCTTCGCGCTCGACGCGCAAGAACGGCAAGCGCGAGAGCGCAAACTCCGTCGTCGTGACCGACCGTTGCCTCGTATGAGACGTTTCTCCCTGAGTATCGGAAGCCGAACGATTCAAGTTCACTCCGTAGCCAACCATCGGGAAAGCGAATATCCGCAGTCGAGATCGCGATCTGAAGACCTTCCATCAGTTGCTGCTTGCTCTGGCTTGTGAATTTGAAGCCTTCGGTTCTTCGACAAACCTTGCGAAGATCTTCGACGATCGGATCTCCGACACCAGTCGAGTCGATCTGCGCCGGAGCGTTCTGAATCATCTTCGCGAGTCGCTCGCGCGTGACGTTCCACGGAGCCTGCCATCGTTCGAGCCGACAGACGCGGCCCTCGGCATCAAGGCCGACAGCGACCGTCCAGTCCTGCGACTTCGCGAGGTCGACTCCCCAAGCCTCTGGCGTTGCCGTCGACATCGGCGCGATGCAAGCGCGAATCGCATCGAGGCCGAATGGATTTCCTCCGTCCTCTGCGGGAATCCCTTCGAGTTCCTGATCTGCGATTGCCTTCGGCAGACTCGCTCGCATCGCTTCTACTTCCGCAGGATCAAGAAACGGATTCGACATCGAGCCGATGCGAAACGCGGCCCAAGTTCCTGTCGTGTCGCCTTCCGCTTCGAGGAAGAGACGATGGAAGTCTCCAGTTCCTTTCGGAGTTCCGGCGAAGATCGCGCTTCCCTTTCGATCGGCGAGAGTCGGTCGAATCGCTGCTCGCCAGATGTCGAGAAGGCCGACGACGAAGCCTGCCTCGTCGATTGCAACTCGATCGTAGAAACGTCCTCGGCCTGCGTCAGCGTCTTCGAGCGTCCAGAAGTCGATCGTCCCGCCGGTTGAAAGTTCGATGCGCTTCTCGACGCGATCATGCTTCGAGATGAGCGGCAGGAGAGCGCGTTCAAGATCGCGGACTGGCTCGGCAAGGTACTTGTACGAAGGCGCGAACCATGCCGTCCGCCTGCCTCTGATCGCGTCGTTGAGAATGACGAACTCTTCGAATTTTGTCTTTCCCCAACGACGGCCGATCTCAAGCACGTTGAATCGCCGCAGTCGACGGAAGACATCGAGTTGCGAAGCATGGAGAACCGACTCTGGAGTTGGAAGTCGGATTTTCACGCGCTATCCGCGAGCCGAGGCTTCGGAGCCTCGAACGGCTCGATCGTGACGACCTCTTCGCGCCTTGTCTCGTCGATCTTCTCGCGCTGTCCAAGATGCTGCTTGCCAAGCCAAATCAGCATCGCGACGTTGCCTTCCTTTGCCTTCTCGTATTGCCAACGGCGAAGGCTCATCCTCATCTCATCGTATCCCTTGTTGATCTCGGTTCGGCATCGACGACGAATCGTCGGCTCTGCAACTCCGCAGATCGTCGCGATCTCGGCATGAGTGCATCCGATCGAGGCGAGAGATTGAACAAGTTTGAAGTCGATTTGTGCGCGAGGCCTACCCATTCGCTTCCTCCGCATTCAATCGCTCGATGATCTCAAGCAGGCGGATCTCCTGCTCGCGGCGCACGTCTGCCGCGATTTCGCTCGCGCGATGCACGTCGACGAGTGAAGGATGAACCCACCAGTCCTCGACCGGAACGAGGAGATATCCGCTCTCGTTCTTCGCGATCATCCGCACGTTCTCCGCGACGCGGCGATATCCGTAGCCTTGCAAGATGCCTTCGATCGCGAACTTGATCGATTGCTTTCCGCGATAGAGGTCATGCTCGACGGTCGCGACGGCGAACGTCATCTCATCGAGCGGAAGGCCGTAGAGCGCGGCGAGCGTCGACTCTGGCGGCTCCAGATCAAGCGAGAGATAGTCGAGCGTCCCTTCGTTCGCATCCGCGAGCGTGAGGATGTCGGCCATCAGTTTCGGATCGAGCGCGTTTCCGTAGAAGAGATTCCGAGGATCTCGCTCGGCCTTCAACTGATCGAGCGTCTCGATGTCGGCAAGGATGCCGCGCCATCCGGCGTACTTCTCAAGCGCAAACGTGTTCGAGTAGTTCTGCGGATGTCCTGCGCCGAGGTCGACGAAGAGCCTTCCTTGCTTGCCTCCCTGTTCTCCATCGAGCACGAGCGCAACGAATAGATCCTGTCCTGCCTGCGAGAAGTTCCGCAGAACCGTTCTTTCTTCTTCTTTCTGCTCCATGTTGTCTCCTATGCGAGAAGCGTAGTCGATCAGCCGAAGCAAAGAGTTCGGACGCGGACGAATCCTGCGCCGCCTGCGCCAGCGGCTCCGCCAGTTGTTGTTCCCTTGCCACCGCCACCGCCGCCGCCGCCGCGAACTGCCGCGCCGCCTGCGCCGCCTGCGCCAGAAGTTCCTTCGCCACCGCCGCCGCCGCCGTTGCCGAAGCCCGTCACGGTGTCGTAGCCGCCAGCACCACCAGCACCGCCTGTTGCTGCCGTGGTCCCAGCAGTTCCACCGCCGCCGCGCTTGGCTCTTTCACCAGTAGATCCACCTTCACCACTTGATGCTTTCCCGCCTGCGTAATGACCTAGGCCACCACCACCCGGCCCCATTGGAGGTCCAACCGCTCCCTCTTCAAGAGTCGCACCGTTTACGCCTTTACTTGAGAAAAAATCGTAGACGTCAGTACCACCTAAGTTGTTTGCGATCTCATACATAATCGCAGAGGCTTCTAATGTATTTCCAGAGTGAGAAGTCGATGGCGGCAATGCATACAGATGAGTTCCGAAAGAACTTGTTCCGTTGCTGTTGTATGTATTGAATGTGAGTGCATTTCCACAAGTTACAGAAACCGTGGATGCAAGATCAGAAGCAAGAAATGTCTTGCTTGCAAAGCGTCCACCACTTCCTCCTGATCCGGGATTGAATGTGTTTCCAGCCTGTCCCCCTTCGCCGCCACCGCACATCGTGACTTCGACCCACAAGGCGTTCGCTGGCTTGGTCCACGTGCCGCTGCTGGTGAAATCCTGCGTGTTGACGGTGAGCGTTCCGCCGCCGCCAACTTCAACGCCGCCTGCGGTTGAGCCGTCTCCGATGTACATCTTCTTCGTGTCGGTCGTGTAGATCGGCTCGCCTTGCGCGGGAGTGATCGTCGTTCGATCTGCGGCAACACCTCGTCGGAACTTGAGTGGCATCAGAAGGCTCCTAAATCGTTGGTCGTGGAAGAAGGCGAAGCGAAAGTCAATTCATCGAGATCATTCATCGGGAACGCGAATGTTGCGAAGTCGAGCAGATTGAATGCTCCAAAGTCGAGCGTATCTCCGAAGGCTTCAAGACGGAAATCAGAGTCGACACGAAGGCCATTACCAAGCGGAATATCGAAGACTTCAGGTATCGTCTTTTTCATGGCTTTCCTCGCGCTCTATCGAATCCGTTGTCTCGCTCGAATGCAAGAAGCGCATCGAGGCTCACTCGCCGATCTTTCGAATCTGGAATCTTTACGCCGAGCATTCGTCCGCTGTCGATCCATTTCGCGATCGTCTTCGAGGCTACACCGAGACGCGCCGCGACTTGGCCCGTCGTGAGCCAGATCGTTTCTCGCGATCCGTCACTCGGAAGTTGAATTCGGCTCTTCGCCTTATTCGTCGACATAAGAGGGAGGCACAAGATAGAAGCCTTCAGGAATTGCGACATCGTTCGCAGAGAGCGTCCATTCGTTGCCTTCGCGAACGTAGACGCGGCCTTTCACGTTAGGCCCGATTCGGACTGGTGACGATTCAGGAACGAGAATCGTCCTCGGTCCGCATCCGCTCGCGAATGCGAGAACCGGCGCGACGGAGAGCATCAGGATCTTCTTTGCCATCGGTTGCCGTGCTTCCTTTCTCGAATCGCTTCTCGATCCAAACGAGGATCGCGACGATGAGTGACGTGATGAATTCAAGCATCTTCGCCTTCCAGAGCGCGGATGCGAGCGCGAAGCAATTCAATCTCGTCCGCCGCCGTCTTGAGTTCGTTTCGCACTTCGTGCCACAGAGAGAAGAGAGGAGCGTCGGAGAGAACGCGGAGTCGCGACGGCGAGTCAGTCGCGCGAGCGAGCCTCTCTCGGTATTCGAGCGCGACGGCGAGCGTCTGCTCAAGGTCGATCATCGGATGCCTTCCTGCTGACTCGATACCTTCGCGTCCCGCGCGAGGATCAGGCCGATGCCTGCCATGATCGCGGCGGCGACCGCGCCCCAGTCTGCGACCGTAACTGGATCGCCGTCGAATTCAGCCTTCGCCGCGCCTGCGATCGCGACCACGATCGCGAGGATGCCCGTCGTCGTTGTGCGCCAAGATGCCTTGCTCATTTGATCCGCCTTTCGAGCGATTCTAGTCGCCTTTGGATGTCTTCGAGTGTTCTGGAATGGCTCGCGTCGTTGACTGCCGCCGAAGCCTGCGCTCTCGCGAGATCATTCACCGTCGCGGCGAGTTTGTCGATGTCGGTTCGTGCGACTTCGAGTTCCTTGGATTTCGCGCCAAACGTGAATACGAGTGCGGAGAAACCGACGATCATCGTCGCGATCTGGCCGATGCCGATCGCCGTCGAGAGGACGTTCTTCTGTGTGCCTTCCGCCATGCTTCGAAGATCGGCATCGGCGCGTTTCGACTCGCGTCCGCTCCTTTTGTTGCACGATCAAAAAGAGACTCGCCGTTCAGCGCGAACGGCGAGTCGGAGGACACGTCGACCAGAGGCGCATCGACGCGGGAGTTGTTTACGAAAGGCATCCTGCGAGGGAGAACGATAGCAGCATCATCACGATCAGCCAGAGGGTAAAGGCCGCGATCGCTTCCTTCAGATTCGGGAAGAAGTTGTCGCGGTCGCTGTGCATTTCATCGAGTCCGTCGTTCATTCCGTCCTCCTGATCGAGATCTCGACGCGAGGCGCGTCTCGGTCGACTTCGAGCCGTACAGGGAGATGCGTCAGATTCGCGTCGTCGTCGACGATTCCTGCCGAGGCGATTCCATCGAATGCGGCCTTGAGCGAGGCAAGGAGGTTGTCTCGATCACGCCGTCGCCGATCGCGGAAGAAGAACGTCGACTCGACCTCGGCGGCCTTCCATCGGCTCGGGAATCGCTGAGAGACGAAGAAGGAAATAGAGCGGTACTGCTTGACGGCTCGCGCCTTGGCTTGCCAACAAACGCGAGCGTTCGGCGAGAGTTGCTTTGCCGGAAGCGGGAGCACGATTCGAATCAACATCCCGTCAGGAGTCATCGACGCATCGGAACGCGCCTGCCGCGTCTGTGGCGCGTCGAGCGCGGACGACGTGCGTCCAGAGGCTCGCGTCGTTGTTCTCGCGCCATTTGCGCCAAGCGTGAACCTCGCGCCGGAGGACATTCGCTTCGCGGACAAGCGTGAAGTTCCGCCGCCGGAGTTCGGCAAGTTGGAGGATGAGGCCTTCGATGTCTTCTTTGCTTTCCATGCCATCGCTGTTTCGTCCTCTGGAGAGTGTGGCTTGCGTCCTCATTGTGCCTGCCTCGATTCTGCAAGCAGTTGACGACGTTTGATCTCCTCGAACATCGCATTGCTCCAAATCAAAGGATGCCCTTCCTGAATAGGAATATCGCGAACGATTCGGACATTGTTTTTCTTCAATATGTCGAGAATCAATCCTTGCGCGGTTCTCGTTTCGTAGTTCTCGAATCTTTGTAGATATTCAATGAAGGAAAAAGCGATTTGGCATTCCATCGTTTGAGTCGCAGGCAGTCCGGCTTCGCTGATCGCTTCGAGTTGCTCGATGTATTCATCGTGCGTCACTTCTGCATCCTCCGTGCCTGAAGTTCGCGGATCTCCGCTGTCTTCGATTTGATCTCCTCGCGCAGTTTCGCGATCTCTCCTCGGATTCGCGCGATGCGAGTCTCGATCGAGATATGAGAGTTCCAAGGATGCGACGGTTTCGGTTTGACGACGGTCACGCGCTCGCCTCCTTCTTTCGCTTGCGAAGCATCTTCATTCGCTTCTTGTCTGCGAGATCGTAGCCTGCTCGGTATTCACGGCATCGATTGCATCCGCAGGGAAGATGATAGATGCCGCGATGCGTACTCATCGGCCTCGATGCCATGCGATCCTCGAAGCCTGCATCGAATGGCTCGTCTGCCGTTTCGCTTCGAGGCGCGGCAAGTTCTGGAGGATGAACGCACGGAGGAATGAGAGAGACTTTCTTCATCCATTGGAACATCTGGTCGCCTCCTTCAAACATTCCCAACCTTGCTTCTTGATCTCCTGCGTCAGTTTGCTCCAAGAACAACATCCATTCAGCAACAACACGATTTCTCGCCGCACCTCGTCGCGTTCCGCGCGGAGCCGTTCAATCGCGTCAGCGGCTTCTGCGCGTTCCGCGTTCTGCTTGTCGGTGAGCGATGTCCAGTTGATTCGCAGACGATCTACGATGTCAATGGTGTCGCTCATTTGATCTCCTTGAAGCAGTCCCAACCGTATTCCTTTGCGACATCTTCGCCCCACATATCGCGATTGTCTCCGACAACCTTGCAAAGCCTTTGCCGCGCATCGTCGCGTTCGGCGCGAAGTCGATCTCGCTCCTGCGCCAGAGCAAAGAACGCGAGTTTGATCTCATGGAGATCGACTCGCGCAATGTTGTATCCGTCGCCTTCGTCGTGTCGGTCTGCGTCTGGATCTTCCGCTTGCCGTTCAAGCAAGAAGTCTTTGAGTTGCTTGAACCGCTTCTCGATGCGTTCGAATTCCGTCATTCTTCTTCCTCTTCTTTCTTGAGTTGCCAAACAATCATGAGACATCCTCTCGTCGACATCCTTCGAATGTGAGCATCCTGAAGCCATCCTGCTTGGACGAGTTCTGTTCGGCGTTTGCCTATTGAGTTCTGATATATGCCAGTTACAAAAGCAAGTTCCTCATCTGTCAAGCCTTCTGGATATGCGCGGAAGGCGTTGAGCGCGATCATGCGTTGAGTTCCTGCTTTTGTTGAGACTTTCTTCGCGGCCTCGATGGATGTCTCTCGATCGTTGGTTCGATGCATCCCGAGAGAAAAGAGAGAGCCTTCCGGCGGCGGAGCGTTTCCCGCTTGCATCATCGGATCGTGCTTCATCGCTCCTCCTCTCTGCGCTCGATGCGAATCGTGCGATCGAAGCACAACGCGACGGTGATCTTCGCGTCCTTGGGAACGCGCTTCATTTCGAGGAATCCAAGATCGTCTCCGTTCTCGCCGATGAGCCAGATCCGGTCGCCTTCGTAGGCTTGCCGGATGACGCGGCCAAAGTGCGACGGTTTGTCGATCGGTTGTTTCATACCGTTGCCTCCTCTCCTTGGGAGGGAGCATTGCTGCTCCCTCCCATCCGAGGAGACGGCGCGTCCTGCGCTTTCGGACTGGCGATGATAGCAGCGCGATCGAGCATTCCGCGAATCCATTGCATCGCGACAAGATCTTCCTCGGTCGTCGCGATCGAGCGCGATAGGAGAGATTCGAGGCCTTGTCGCGCTCGCTTGGATAGATACGGTCGGTTCATTTGATAGTGATCCTCGTTCCTCGTTCCATGAGATTCGCGAACGGCAGGCTCTCGCCTGCTTCGAGCCGAGCGCGAATCGCGTCCTTGTTTGCCGTGATGACTGTCTTCCGTTCGATAGCCCACTCCGGCAACTCATCCGGCCCGACGCGGAGATCGAGTGGAGCCTTGCCGCCGTTCTTCGTGAGCGCGACGCGGAAGCGAGACGTTTCGATCTTCGGAAGATTCCGCGTTTCCCAAACGAATCGGAGACGCTCGCGCAAGCCTTGCGCGGCCTTGTCGTCGGCCTTCGCCAGATCCGCGAGACGGTCGGCCTCTGCTTGCCGCATTGCCGAACGCGCTTCGAGTTCAGCGATGAGCGAGCAGTATCGATCGACTTTTCCCGTGAGATCCGATTCGAGTTCGCGTTCCCATTCGGCGATCGCGGCCTCTGCCTGCGGATCGGTGATGTCGCCTCCGTTCTCATGGAGGATCGTTTCGAGCGCAGCGAGATCCGCGCTGATGTCGTAGATAGTTCGATTCATTGTGTCTCCATTGCTGCTCGCGCCTTGCGAGCGTAGTCAAGCGTACTGTCTTTCTTGTGACCGCGAGGCCCACCATTGTGAATCCTCGCGACGGTGTCGAGTTTCCAGTCTGGCGCGTATCGAGTCAGATACGCGATGACGACACGCTCGGCGATCGCTCGATCGGTCACGCTCTCGTATCCAAGAGCGCGGAGCGCAGGATCTTTCTCCGTTGCGTCGAGCCAGTAGCCTCGATGGATCTGATACGCGCCAAGTGCCTTTCCTTTGTCGCCGATCGCTCGATCCGGATCGGCCTCGCCGCCAGTCTCGACGGTGCGAATCGCGTCGAGAATGGATCGCGTGTCCGTGCCTTTCGGTGGTGCGATGAGGAGAAGAGTAGAGAGGAGTATCGAGGTCATCGAATGCCTCGCTTTCTGTCCTCGCGCTCGATTTCATCGATGCGCTTCGCGATGCGCGATAGTCGGTATTCGATCATCACGATGCCGACGAGGATCGCGATGTACCAAAGGAACGCGAGACAGACGAGGAGATCTTTCATTGCTCTCCTCCCGTCTGCTGATCGAAGAACTTCCGATACTCGCTCGCGAGCATGAAGCCGTCTTGATCTCCGGCGAGACAAGCGCAGGCTTCGCCGTTTCGATATGCGATCGGTACGAGATCGGAAAGATCCTCGCGATCGGCCTCAATCAATCCAACGACGAGGAGTTCAGCGCGGCGCACTTCGAGGAGCGGATACCAACCGTCCCAGTCGAGATTCTGCACGTCTTCCCAAGTCGATCCGATGGCTTGTTTGAGTTGATAGATCACCGCGAGCCTCCGATCGTGAGCGATTCGCGCTTGACCTGTTCAGGACGACTCGTTCGCGAGTAATGCGCAGGAATTTCAATCGATCCGGTTTGTTCGAGTTCCTGAATCCAAGAACCAGAGCAGGCGCGATCGAGCATCGGATACTCGCCGTGAATGCAGCGGAACGGATCGCGGATCAATTCGTTGATCGCGGAGATCGCGAGATCGAGTTCGAGGTCTGAGAGTTCCTTGATGTCTTCTTCTTGCATGATGTGTCTCCTTGTCTTCTCCTCGCTCCGTGCGAGGATCCGGCTCACGGCGCGGATTCGAGAGGCCTCTCGCGAGGCCTCTCCGATCCGAGTCGTCTTCTCAACATTCGTGCGATGGCGGATTTCCGAATGCTGCCTTGATTTCAGCGCGGAGATCCTTGTTCATCATGTAGACGGATTTGATCCAGTTCCAGTTTGCGTTATCGCGGCAGAAGTCGCTCTTTGCGCCTGCGAGAATGCCGTACTTATCGCTGCTCTCGGTTTCCATATCTGCGATGACGTGAATGGTTTCGCGCAGATCTGGAGAACCGACAGGATGAGAAATCTGGCTTGGCATCAAGTTCGGATCAATTCCTTCGTATCGGATCTCGATCCCGTACTCGTAGTGATCTTGCGGCCCGTTCGTGATCCAGATCTTGATCCCGAGCGCATCGAGTCGATTCTGCCACTCGGTAGTATTGATGGCGCGAACGAGGCTCTGTGCTGCTTGGCGGACGGTAGAAATCTTCATGGCTATCTCCTTTGTTCCTCGCGATCCGTTCGCGAGTCTGGCTCACGGCTCAGATTCGAGGAGCCTCCGAAGAGGCTCCTCCGATCCGAGTCGTTCACTTGCTTTGAGCGCGAAGGAGTTCTCGATACGCTCTAACTGCGGGAGCGGTCGATCGAACTGGAATCCCGGAGCGGATCGACTGGATGATCGCAGACTCTCCATTCGCGGATATTTTCCATGCTTCCCGGCAAGAATCGACTCCCCACTTCTCGAGAGTCTCGCGATCGCGACGCTTCAGGGATTCGATGTTATTGATGCTCATAGCGTGTCTCCTTTGTGTTCGAGGATCCGTTCCTCGATGCGATGAGTATACAGAGATTTCGGCTCAATGGAAGGAATCGCTTGAGCATTTCCGAAATTTCCTCAAGATTCCATGTTATCGGGACTCTGTATATCCAAAGCACGGGAAACGGCCCGTACGGGCCTCAGAGCGCGGCAGGCCTCGGAAGGCCTCCAGACAGCCCAAACGGCTAGGAGAGCCGTCCTGCGGCCTTTCCTGCCTCACGGTAGAAAGTCGCCGCCGAGACTGGCCGGAGCGGATTCCGATCCCGATCCTCAAATCCATGACGATCGCGGTCGTATCCGGCGACCGTCCGCCGGCAGACGAGATCCGAGACGGCGAGAATCCAAGGTCGGCTCCATGCGCCGAAGGACTCCGGCGGATTTCCCCAACCGAGCGAGCGAAGGTAGTCGACTGCTTCTCCGACTTCGAGCGGATTCGCAGTCTCGATCTCGCGACGACGTGAGAGCCAGTCGGCCTCGCAGACTGCCGCGTCTCGGCTCGATGCGATTGATCGCATCCGCGACTCGCGCTCGCGAGCCTCGCGCTGATTGAGTTCGAGACGGCGAACTTTCACATCAGCGAGGAACTCGAAAAATTTCGCAGGGAGGAAACGCGCTCGCGGCCCTCCCCATTGAATCGAGTAGTTCTCAAGTGCCGCCATCGCGACTTCGGCGGATTCCTCCGCGATGCGTGGTAGCGCAAGCGACCAGAGTTCGCGATCGGTTTCGCCTTTGAAGTAGCGATTTGCTCGCGCGGTAAAGCCTGCGAGTTCCTCGCGCGTCATGCCTTGCTTCTTTTGTTCCATTGCGTCTCTCTTTCTCTGGCTCCTGCCAGAGTTTCGCGGCCTATCTCGTGAACTAAGTCCGACGTACTCCGCTTCCGGTTCACAGAAGAGAAGAGAGAAGGAGTTAGATTCAGGGAGTCGAACCGAAACACCGAGTGCGTATCTGTGTCGCTTTGCTCGGGTGGGGGGTTATTAGGGGGGAGGGATTTCGATTTGTAAAGGGGGGAAACTTGGAAATTTCCGAAGATTGTAAAAAAGCCTGCCGCGAACTTCTCACGGCAGGCCAAGCGCATGGTCAAAGTTTCGAGCCGCGATTCGCGAAGACGAGGCGTGAGGCTCGATGCACGAGATCGAAGCGGATGCGTTGGTCGCAGAGTTCCCAAGCAAGTTCCCTCCGGCGGATCGTTCGCACCGAGACGCGAAGAGCCTCGGCGAGAAGTTCCTTCCTTGGCGTGAGATGTGCAGGCATCAGATCAAGCGGAATCCCGACCTCGACGACCTCACGGATCTCCTCCTCGATCGTCTCGTCCGCCTTGATGATTCGCGCGACCTCCAGAGCCTCCGCGACCGAGATCGGACGGAAGATCTTTGGATCTTCCGCCGCGATCCCGATCTGCGATCGAAGGCTCGCCGAGCCGACGATCTCGCCACTCATGGAGCGTCTCCGATGATCTCGACGACCTCGAATCCGCCGTTGGCTCTGGCCTTGACTCGGACGCGCGTATTGACGCTGAACGCCTGATTCGCTTCGAGGCCGGAGGCAATCTCTTCCGAGAGAACGGCGATCGGCATCGGCTGATCTTCCTGATCGATACGCCAGACGCGGCGGCCTGACTTACCTTCGACTACGCCGATCGGCGAGCGAGCGAGGATCGTGATGCAGTCCTCCGCGACCATCTCCGGCTCGGCGACTCGATTCGCGATCGGAATCGGATTCGTGAGTTCCTCGATGTCCTTCCTCCGCTCCTCGCGTGTTGGCTTCGCGGCCTTCTTCGGCTCAGAGTGGAACTCCTGCACCGAGACGGCCTGCGCTCCGGCGATCGACTCGACCTCAGTTTCATCGAGGACGGCAAGGCCGCAGATCGAAAGCGTGGCGCGTCTCTTTGCCTTCGTCTCAGCCTTCATGTGAGCATTCGAGAGATTCTCGCCTTTCAATCCGGCGAGGCTGACCGAGCCTGTGCTGATGTCTTCTCGGCCCGTTCGCTCGGTCACGGCGACCGTCACGGTCAGAATGTCGCCGATGATCTCGCGCTCCATGCGGACGACCGAAACTCCGTGAATCGAGCGCAACTGCTCGGTGCAACTCTTGGTTGCATAGAGCACGGTCTTCCCGCTCAGGGTCAGATACTGAAACGGTTGCGTCAGGGGATTCAACCCCATCGAATCGCAAACGGCGCGATAGAGCGCGATGCGCTGCTCCGGCCCGAGTTTGCCGATGTCGCCTGCGGCGATATAGGCTTCGAGAGCCTTCGTGCCTGCGATTGCGAGTTGACTACTGGCCGACTTCGCGGCCTCCGATACCATTAATGCTGTCATTTGTGTCTCCTGTTTCTGCGGACACCGTGTCCGATTGCGGACACTATATCGGAAGATTTGAGGAGATGTCGAGAAAAAATCCGAGAGGCCTGCACAAACTCGAATCTCGGCGCGTCCAAGCCCACGTCGAGACGGTGCTGTCTTTCGCGGTCACGCGAGGCAACTCCGATCGAGCCGCGCTCCGATGCCGCTCTATCCTCTCGCCGACTTGGGAAACGCTCGATCTGTATACGCTCGCCGTTGATCTCGCCGAAGAAGACGATCTCCGATTCCTCGTCGCGCAAGCGAGAGCCGCGATCCTCGGAGATCTCATCAAGCGATCAGAGAGTCAGAGATCGTCTCGCTGCCGACATAGTTCGCAGGAAGGCTGAGGCCCTTCCCGTACATATCGAACAAGCGATCGAAGGCCGTAGCAAACGCTCCCTCGCCGTTGTTCGTGAATGTGTAGCGAGCGTTGTCGTCAGCGGCCCAGTCCGTTGAGCCTGCGACGATCGCAAGCGAAGGTCCACCGTTTGCGATCGGCATCATCTCCGCGAGAATGATCTCGTCGATGTAGCAGGCAGCAGTCGCGATCGCGACCGTCGTCTCGACGACCAGATACACCTCGCTTGGGATGACTCGCGGCGATCGCAACTGCGTCGCATAGATTCCGAATGAAGTTGTCGTCGCCGCGATCGACTGCGAGAAGAAGAAGTTCGTCGAGTCGATGATCGTTCCGGCGGAATCCTGAACCGAGAGTCGCAGCGTTCCCGTCGCGCCTGCGTCTTTTTTGATCGCGACCGCGAGGAGATAAGGTCGATCCGGCGTGAGCCTGCCGAGAGTGCCGTCGAAATCCGCGAGCCTCTGGCGAATCTTGAAAGTGTTCCCCGTGACCGCAAGTTTCAGCGATCGAGTTCCTCGGAAGACATTCGCCGCCGTCGTCTCGGTAAGAAACTCCGTGCCTGCCGTTCCGCTCGAAACGGTGAAGCGATCCGGCAAGTTGCTTGTCTGTTCTTCGAGGTCGGAATTGTGGAGAATGTTCTGTCCCTGCGATCCGTTGTCGACGCTCGCACAAGCAGTCGCGAGACGCATGAGCGTTCCGCTTCCGGCAGGGAATCGGTAGTCGAGGCCGGTATAGGCAGGCTGTCCGCGAATCTCGAATATCTCCGAGCCTCGCGAGATCGCGCCTGTCGTGCCATCTTGAACGCATCGCGCTTCGAGAACTTCCGTGCGAATGTTTGGCCAGTCATTCGTCGAGCCGAGAAGCACATTCGGAGCCTCGAACAGATAGTAGAACTTGCCGTTGCCGCTGTTCGATGCGCCGACCGAGAGACTCGATTTCGTGATCGTAGTTCCGTCGATGGACTGCGGAGATGCGTCCATGTCTCGAATGAGCCAGACGAGAGCGTCGCGGATGTCTTTGCGAACCATCGTGTTGGTCGCGCCTACTGCCGTCGCCTCATCGAAGCACATCTCAAGAATCGTTCGCTCTGCCGCCGCGCGAACGTCGTTGAGAATGTTTCCTGCTTCGGCAATTCGCGATTCGATATTGCCGGAGAGGACGTCGATCATCCAAGCATCGGCTGATGAATACTCCGTCTGCACATTCGCAAGGAGCGTCTTCAGATTGTTCTGATGCGATCGAACTTGGTCCATCATGTAGATGAGTGCGCCGAGCCGATTGAAGAGTCCGTCCGTGCCTGTATAAGTCAGAGCCATAGTTCAGCCTTTCGATTCTTCATCGGTGAACGGGACTGCCGCATTCAGCGCGGCGCGTCGTCGAGCGCATCCTCCGCATCCGCCTGTAACCGTATCGACTGCCTTCGCGATGCCTGTCGCAGTCGTGATCGCGTGAACTACGTCGCCAAGGCCTCGCGGCCTGCCTCGATACTTTGAGCAACTCGCGCACTTCTCCGCGTTCGTCGCTCCGAAGATCTCTGGATGAGAGCATTCGAGAGGATTGATCTCGTATCTACAAGACGGGAGATGCTGTGAAGATTCCGAATTTTTCATAACTCTGGATCGTTGGAACGCATCCTGTCGAACTTGATCCATTGCATTCGCAAGTGAATCCTGCTCCTTGTTGGCACACTCGAAAGAACTCGCCGTCGATCGAGGCACATCCACTCGCGCTGTAGTTCGGGCCAATGCTATCTGGATCGCAAGGATCTTGGCACTTATAAGGCGGATTGATATCCGAGCAGTATGGAGGTTGAAATGCTTGAGTGAAACTCAACTGTGGATTTGGAAGACTAGCCCATCCAAGAACGGAAGGAGTTTCCCATGCAGCGGTAGGAAATGAGTTCACTTGAACGCAACCGTCTTTCAGATACAGAAGTGGATTCAGGTGGCGCGTCAAGTTTTGAGGAGTGGCTGAAAACGAATTTCCTTGTTCGTTGTATGTCGTTGAGTTGACTGTGAAACTTCCGTAGCCACCTATGAGCAAAGTCATGTGCTTCGGATCGTTCGGCGAGTTGCATCCACACGAAGAGCATCGACCTGCCAAGTAACTCCAAAAAGTCGAATTGTTTCCTGCGGCAATCGCTCCAGATCCCGTGATCGTTCCTTCAGAGTTTAGATAAGTGCTACCGCATGGATTGCAGTTTGGAGAAGTGAAAAATGCTCTGGTTCTTCTTCGTTGGAAGAAATTGAAT